GGTGGGGTCGGTGCGTTTGCTGATTGCGTACCAGGTCGCGCCAATGGTGGCCGTGTCGGTTATTTCCCAGCGGCTGCCATCGGTGCCGGCCTGGGTGAATTCCCGGCGCAGCACTTCGTCGGTGGTCGCGGTGGTGTTGATTGTGTAAGAGGTCCATCCCATGATTAATTCTCCAGGTTAAAAATTGGCGCGGCGGCCGTTATTTGCTCAATGATTGCTGCGGTTTTTTCGCGGTTGATTTCTTCGCCGCGGTTGTGATGCAGCCGGGCCAAAATGGTTAAATCTTGGCCCAGCAAATAGGTTCCGTTGTCGCCGTTGTCGCGGTCGCTGCCGGCAAAGTGCAGCCTATAGACTGTCATTCCCACATTGCACCGGAAATAGAAGCGGGCCAACATTTCGGCGAGCTGGTCCAGCGCTTCGGTTTGTGCCTGGGCCGTTGGGGCATGGCGTAGGCCCAGCTGGCGCGCTGCGGATAAAAAACCCTCTACGCTGGCGCGGCCGCCGTTCCAATGCAAATAAATTGCCGGCGCGTTGTTGGCGGTGCTGAATGTAATTACTGCGCGGTTTCCCATTATTGATTCTCCAATTGTTTGTTGATTTGCTCCAGGATGTCGGCGCGGGTGCCGGTGAATCCCTCTTTTTTCAGGATTGCATAAGCGCTGGGGCCGCGGCTGCGCTTCAAGCCTGACATTTCAAGCTTAAGCGCTGCGCGTAGGGTGGCCAGGCGGTAGCGCGCTATTTGGTCGGGGGTGGTGAGTGCGGTCATTGGTGGGCCTTTCAATAGTTGCGGGTTATGCGGAGGTGAACAAAGTATTCCCGGGCGCTGGTGCGTTTGACGCTGGCGCTGGTGGTCGGGCATCCGCAGCAGTCATGCTCATGTGTGCAGCTGCTGCCGCCCAGGGTGGCCGCGATTGCCCGGCCCAGGTCAACGGCGCGCAGCTCGCGCGGTCCTATAACCTTGGTCGTGAAAGTGCCGGCGTCGTCAAAACCCAGGGGCTCGGCGGTAGCATTCCAGCGCAGCATTTTGGCGGTGCCCAGGTGCTGCCATTCGTCCAGGTCGGCCCAGCCGCTGGCATAGGTGTACGTGTTGCGTTGGTGTAGTTCTAGCTTTTCCATGGTGGTCCTTTCAGTTTGTTTTGACCTGGGAGTTAACATCCTGGAGTAATTCCAGCATTTTTGTTTCGACCTTTTCGGCGTGGCGGCGGCTGATTCCGGCCGGGTCTAGCAGCTCGGTTTCAATCCAAATTAGCTTGTCCGTTTGTGCCTGGTACTGGTGCGATTGCTCCAGGGTGATTGATTCGATTAGTTGGCTAAGGGTTTGCATGTTGGACCTTTTAAGCGTTTAAGTGTTTGAGGGTGTGCAGCTGCTGGCCGATACCTTGGCCGGCGAGCGGGCGGGAAACGTTGGGCCAGCCTTCAACGGCGGCGGCGTAGTGCTTGCCAGCTAGGACCACCACCGGGCGGCCTTTGTGCTGCTGCAGCTGCTGGTCGGTCATTGCAGCCCATACGGCGCGCTGGTGCTTGCTCATTTGTGCCAGCGTTTTGTTATAGGGTGCCAGGTTGGCCGCTGGGTTAACGGCGCCATGCAAGGCGCTGAGAATGACGACGTCGGCGCCGGCCCGGGTGGCTGCGCGCATTGCCAGCTTGAATGCCTGGCCCTGGTAAAGGTCGGCGGCCGGTGCGGTGCGGTCCAGCTTGGCGGCGCTGCATGCGATGAGGTATAGGGGTTTCATTGGAATAAGTCTCCGGTTGTTTGTTGGGTGGTTATTGGTGCCAGGCCCAGGGCGGCGCGCAGTTGGTTCTTTTCGTCGTTGATTAAATAAATGCGGCGCTTGTATTCTGCGGGCGTGAGCTGGTAGTTAACCGGGCGCACGGCGTCAAGTTCGCGGCGGGCCTGGCGCATGATGGTTTCGTGTGTAGTCATGCCTGGCCCCTTAATGCTTTGAACATAAGGCACTCGTTATAGGTGCCGGTGAATGCGATGCGATAACCCCGGCGCTGCTCGCTGCCCTTGCAGACTATGCAATTGCCGTGGGTGTCGGTTTGTGCTGTGTACATCTTGCGTTTCCCTTCGTGTTGGTTTGTTGTCTGCATCCTGGCTGGTGCATTGATGAATAATGTAGTTGTTTGTCAAGCCCCTTGTCAGTCACATGCGCGACAGTAAAAACAAGGGTTTTTTAGTCTACCGGGTAGGGTATCGATTCTCTAGGGGGTAGGGTAGCGGCGCGCGCCCTGGTCGGTGGTCCTGGTGGTGAATAGGGTTTTTACCTGTGCTACCTGGTAGCGCGGTTTTTGCCTGGGTCCGGTGGTTTTGTGGCCGGTCCTGGTGGCGCCCTGGTCAAGCTGCGATGACCTGGGAGGCATGGCGCCGGGGATTGCCGCGGGTGTTCCGAGCGTAGCGAGTGGCCCAGGTGCTGCAATTACATGAGGGGATTAGATAAGGGGTAAGACATAACCCCATCATTACCAGGCTGCCATAAAACCCCGTTTCCTGTATGTATTGACAGTAAGTCTTTTGTTCCTGTATATTGCGCAGCCATGACACAAACTAAACTAACACGCAAACAAGTACGCGAGGGGCTGGAACAAATACCGGTCGAGCAGCTGCTGGGTAGAACTGCAGCGCGAGAGTTAACCGGGAAACAAAAGGCTTTCGCCCTGGAGGTCGCACGCGGTTCCACCGGCGCCGCAGCCTACCGCGCATCATACAAAACGAAAGCAACACCGAAAACCCAAGGTAACCAGGCGCACCGGCTCAAAAAGCGGCCCGACATTCAAGCGGAAATAGAAGCCTATCAAGCAGCGATTGAGAGTGAGAAACATAGAACGCCGGCCGCTTTACGTGCTCTCATAATAAAAAGCTTGGTCGGGGTGATCATCGACGAAGACACGCCGCCGGCCGTGCTGGTCCAGGCGGCCAAGGTAGCCGGCACCATTAGCGAAGTGGGTTTATACGTCGATAGAAAAGAGGTCCGGACCATTAGCAGCAGCGACGATGCCAAGGCGCGGGTAATGGCCGAGCTGCGCCGACTGATGAATGCCCAGGCCGACGACGCTCAGGTGATCGACGCCGCGGCCAGCTCGCTGCTCGACGAATTGGCCGACGCGCGACCCCACCCATCCCCCACCAGCCCGACTGAGCGCGCGGAGTCCCTGGCTGATGAACATACTATTCCATCCAAACAATCCCAAAATTTACCAGAATCAGAACCCCACCCCCTCGATATGGCGAACCCACCCCCTATCGAAAATTAATACTTTATGATAAAAAATTCCGCAAATTTAGAACTAATAGCGCGTCGAGAACCGAAACGTTTTGGTTCTCTGATTGTGCGAAACCAGAAAATGATGTTGCGGAAGAAGGATTTTTCGTATGAGCAATGTATGGAGGTTGAGATGACGCCGGCGCAAAGGGAAGTGTTTTTGATTGTGGATGAGTGGTGGAAGAGATATGGATACAGTCCGTCTGTGAGGGATATAGCGTATCAAAGGGGAAGAAGCGGATTGGGGAATACGTTAGAGATTGTGGATAGGTTGGTTGCTAAGGGAGTGCTGAAAAAATTGCGCAAAAGTGGAAGATCAATTCGTCCTGTGTACATTAATTTCAAGAATTTAGAATGAGTGATAAGTTAGATGCTTTGATGGCGACGCTTCCTGAAGAGGAGAGGGAGGTGTTTTATAACGCCGTGGAGGATTATCGATTGGCTTTGGAGAGGGAGAAAGCTCAGAGCGGGTTTATGAATTATGTGAAGATGATGTGGCCTGGGTTTGTGCATGGCAGACATCACGCGGTGATGGCGAAGAAGTTTGAAGCTATAGCCAATGGGACACTTAAAAGATTGATTATCAATATGCCGCCGCGGCATACTAAATCTGAGTTTGCGAGTTACCTGTTGCCTTCGTGGTTTCTGGGCCGGTACCCGAATAAAAAAATTATCCAAACATCTAATACTTCTGATCTGGCGGTTAACTTTGGCCGGAAGGTTCGTAACTTGGTTGATAGTGAGCAGTATGCAAAGGTATTCCCTGGCGTGGCGTTGAGACAAGATAGCAAAAGTGCCGGCCGGTGGGCGACGAATCAGAATGGGGAGTACTTCGCTATCGGTGTTGGAGGTACTGTTACGGGTAAAGGTGCTGACCTACTCATCATTGACGACCCGCATTCTGAACAAGAAGCTGCTTTAGCTGCTGGCGACCCCGGAGTATTTGATAAAACGTATGAGTGGTATACCTCTGGGCCCCGTCAGCGATTACAACCAGGCGGAGCTATTGTTGTGGTGATGACCCGTTGGGCTGAGAGGGACTTGACCGGCCGGGTATTAAAAGATGCCCAGATGCGGGATTCTTTGGGTGAGTGGGAAGTTGTGGAGTTCCCCGCGATCATGCCCAGTGGGAATCCGTTATGGCCTGAGTTTTGGTCGGCCAAAGAATTGGAAGCATTACGGGAAGAACTACCTCCTTCTAAATGGAATGCTCAGTACCAACAAGCTCCTACTGGAGAAGAGGGTGCGCTAGTGAAGCGAGAGTGGTGGAAGATGTGGAACCCGGAAGACCCGCCAAGGTGTGAATTTATTATTCAGAGCTGGGACACCGCTTTTACAAAGAATGAGCGTTCGGACTATTCGGCCTGTACGACATGGGGTGTTTTCCATATGAACGACGACCCCAATGATGTGAATGTAATTTTGCTCGATGCGTTTCAGAAACGAATGGAGTTTCCGGAATTAAAAGAAAAAGCGATGGCCAGCTATAGGGAGTGGGAGCCGGACGCTTGTATCATTGAAGCTAAAGCAGCTGGGGCTCCCTTGGTGTTTGAGTTGCGGTCTATGGGTTTGTTGGTAAGTGAATACACACCCAGCAGGGGAAATGATAAATTTGTGCGCTTGAATTCGGTGACTGATTTGTTTAGATCTGGCAAAGTATGGGCGCCTGAGACAAGATGGGCCAGTGAAGTGATTGAGCAGATGGCTGCATTTCCCAATGGCGAGCATGACGATTTGGTGGACTCAAGTACCCAAGCGCTGATAAGATTCAGGCAGGGCGGGTTTTTACGTTTAGATTCTGATGAACGTGAAGAGCTGCAGAGCTTTCGCCGCAAAGCGGTTTACTATTAAGGATTGAATAATGGCTACTAATATGTTTCCATCCATAAACCCGGCGCCTCTTGGGTTGGATGCGCTCGACGCACAAGACGATGGCGTTGGTGTTGAAATTGAAATTGAAAATCCTGAAGGTGTTCGCATTAGTATGGATGGGATGGAGATTGAGCTAATGCCTGAAGTAGAAGACGGCGGCTTTGATGAAAATCTAGCCGAAGTTATGGACAAAGGTACGTTAGCTACTATTGCCAGCGACATCATTGAAATGGTGGATTCGGATATTAACTCCCGTAAAGAGTGGGTTGATATGTATGTCAAAGGCCTGGATGTCCTGGGCATGAAATACGAAGAAAGAACCGAGCCGTGGAATGGTGCTTGCGGTGTTTTTTCTACCATCCTGACCGAAGCTGCCGTAAGGTTTCAATCCGAAACAATTTTAGAAACGTTTCCCGCTCAAGGCCCTGTTAAAACAGAAATCATCGGAGCAATTGACAAGCTAAAAGAAGACGCGGCCGAGCGGGTTCGGGAAGATATGAACTTCCAGCTCACAGAAGCAATGCCTGAGTACAGACCCGAGCATGAAAGAATGCTTTATTCATTGGGTTTAGCTGGCGCTGCGTTTAAGAAAGTTTATTTTGACCCGTCGTATCAGCGTCAAGTAGCTATTTTTATCCCTGCTGAAGATTTTATTATTCCCTATGGCGCCTCTAGCGTCATCAATGCCGAGCGTGTGACCCACGTAATGCGTAAAACAAAGAATGATATTAAGAAATTACAGGTTTCTGGCTTCTATCGTGATGTAGAACTGGGCGAACCAGTCACGATTCATACGGATGTAGAGAAAAAGAAAGCCGAAGACCAGGGATATAGCTTAACTGATGACGACCGGTACCAGATGTTGGAAGTTCATATTGATTATGACCTGCCAGGGTACGAAGATGAAAACGGAATCGCTCTACCTTACGTGATTACCATTGACCGCGGCACGACAGAGGTGCTTTCTGTCCGTAGAAACTGGTCA